CCTGTAGTGTTTGCAGTTGCGATGACGTTGAAACCTGCACTGGGTCGGACAAACTTGCCAATTTTTTTGAGAAAGACTCCATTTCCTTCAAGGATACTTTGGAGACAGAGAATTTTATTAGAGGCAAGGTCGATCTCGTCAAGAAGCAGGATAGCTCCTCGTTCGAGTGCTTCAATGACTGGGCCATTGTGCCAGACGGTAGCACCGTCAACAAGGCGGAAACCGCCAATAAGATCATCTTCATCGGTTTCAATAGTAATGTTTACACGGATAAGTTCTCGACCCAGTTGAGCACACGCTTGTTCAACCGAGAAAGTCTTTCCGTTACCGGACAGTCCTGTAATGAACGTCGGATAGAATAGACGGGACTGAATAATTTTTTTAAGATCACCGAAGTTGCCAAACTTGACGAAGGAATCATCTTTCTCAGGGATAAGGTTTTGTTCGATAGCAGGAAGTGCAGCAGGTGCTTGATAGGTCTGCTCAAGTTGTTCGGTCACAGTCAGGTTCCAACGACCACGACCAGTTTTGTAGTCTGTCAGTTTATTGGTTACAGTTTGATAGTTGCAGTCATTCATAGCGCACCATGCTTTGATGTCAGCAGTAGTGACACTTTCACCATAGGTGGACTGGAGAGAACTCACGATGCCTTCTTTAGAAAGACTCATTTGACTTGCTTTGTGTTAACTGAACTAATTATACAAGAAAAAAGCACCTCTGGAGGTGCTCAATGGACAGTTTTAAGATTGGTTCACTCAGCGTCCTTGAGTTCCTGAATGAGTTTCTTCTTACTCTTGCGTCTGTCCAACTCAATGCCCATAGTGCGACCCAATGCTTCCAGTTCCAGTTTGGACATATCACCAAATGCTGGTTCTGCAGCAGGTGTAGGTGCCGCTACAGGGGCGGGAGGAGTAGGAGCAGCGGGTGCTGGTGCCTTCTTTTTTCCTCCTATAAGGTCTCCAAATTTAGACATTGCTTTTAATATCGAGGTTTTAAATATTTATCAAGCGATAAGTTCGATAAACTCACCTAGGACTTTTTTGTTCATCTTTTTACTGCGAAGACTTTTGACAAATGCATTTTTGATTTGACCTTTGGTTGCATCTTCCTTGACATCAAAATCAGAATCCTGACTCATTGCAGCAGAGGACAGACCAAAGTATTTGTGATATCCAGAGTTTTTGATGGTAAAGGACTTCTCTTTCTTCCAGGTTTTGTGCATTTTTTCATAGTCAGAAGGAGCACCAGCATATTGACGAATGAATGGAGCTGCATCACGAGGAGCAAGAACACGAATACCAACAAAGTTTACACTCGGCATACGATCACGAAGAATACGAAGCAGGATATTAGTTTGATTGTACCATGCTACATCCAGAGAATAGGTTCTACCAGTCTTACGATCACGGATGAATGCATTGCGACCGAGACCATTAGTTCCAATAAATGGTTCATCATACTGACCCAGACGCTCAAACAGTTTGTGATACTTGAGTGGAGGTGCCTCACCATCAGTCAGAATCACACACTGAACTTTTTCTACATTCTTATCAGATTTAAAGTTAGGAATAATTTGAGTCAGAGAAACCAGTGCTTCATTCAGAGGGGTGCCAGACAGGGACAGACCTACAGGACACAGATAGTTCACACCCCAGGAAGAACTGAAATACTTAGCAAGACGCCAAATGTGAATCATCTGCTTCTCAAGTTCATGACCTTTAGTAGAACTTGTCAGCATATTCATCATTGAGAAGTATTCACGAACTTGGACTAGTCCATCTCGCTTTTCATAGGAAAGTTCAGTAATGCCAGTCCCGTCGTTACGAGGATAGTCGTTAGTGAATGCATAGACATCGAAAGGAATACCTACTTTTTTACAGAACCAAACAAGATTGAAGAGTTGTTTAACAGTGTCAGTCATTACATGAGACATGGACCCAGACCAGTCAAGAACAAAGACCAGACCATGGTTCTTTCCGTCTGCCAAGGTGGTTACCTTTTTAAACAGATCTTCATTGTATTTGTATGTATGAAGTTTGGTGCAATCAAGAATACCGGTACGAGCAGTGCTAGCACGAGCATATGCACTAGCAGACTTGCGACACTCAAACTCTTTTACTAGATAGTTGACTTCTTTCTGAGCACTACGTTTGAACTCATAGAATTCTTGATCAACCTTCTCAAATGGATTTTCAGGTTGTGACTCAATAATTTCACAATTAGTCCACTGCTGCTCACAAACTTTGTGAATCTCAGAGTTAGAAATAATAACGTGCTTGAGATTTAACTTAGGAAGTTCTGCATAGACATTTTCATAAGGAGCATCATCTGCCAGATCTTTAATTGCCTCATCAAAAGCACTCATAGTCTGGACATCTAGGTCAGCCATGTCACCGGCACCACCAGTCGGTGCTGTTGGTTGCTCAGATTCTGAGTCATCGCTACTTTCGTTTTCACCGTCACCAAGTTGATTAGAGGTAGATTGCATCTCATTCTCTTCAGATTCTTCAGAATCTTGACCACCATCAGGAGATTCCATGGGGTGTTGATCAAAAGTAACCTTATTCTCTTGCTCCTCTTTCTGCTTCATGCAGTATTCATACAGATCTTTTGAGATTTTCAGAACATCCTCAAAAGTTTCTGCGTTAGCAAGTCTCTGAACAAAAACATTTTCTTCATCAGAGTGGAATGGGACATCTGCATGATTACCAATTTTAAAGTGCAGATTGAGACGATCTGCCAGGTTCAGGGCAGCAAGGTCTTCATCCTCAATCCGAAAGAAATCTTCTTCATGAAGTTGACCGTATCCTTTCCAGAAAGTCTTGGACAGACCAGGATACTTACGCTTCATCAACTTCTCAATACGAGCATCCTCCACAACATTGACAAACTGTGGAGGAATCTTGTGGTCTTTAAACCAGTCAACATCTGGAGTATAAAGAGCGTGTCCGACCTCATGACCCACCAAGAGATCATAAACATTAGCACTGGTGTTCCAGTTGGGCAGGGTCAGGACACGGGTATGGACGTTAAAATATGCAGTCTCTACATTCTTGTTCTCAACCACCAGATCTTCGGTGGCAAGCAGTTTAGCAAGTTGCGATTTGATCTCGTGGGAAACAGTCATCTAAGTTCGTTCGTATGGACTCATAATACGACGAAACCCGCCTCTTGTGCGGGTTCATGTGACGCTTTTTAAACTGGGACAGTGCTTCTCTCCGTGCTCTCATTGCCTGAGGTTTGAGAGTTGGTTTCTGTTCTTTCTTGGAATGGTGTTGCCAGTTAGGAGTTGTCATCGGTAATACCTTTGATACGTTTCCATTTATTATACATGGCCTGCAAATGCCATGATTGTGCCAGACTATGGGCACCTTCTTCTAAACGTTTAAGATCTCTTGGATCACTGGTGTACTTTTTGTAGTCCTCTCTCCAGTTCATGAGACTTTTTTACTAAACCCCTTTATCTTATCAAATTTGATGAGGTTGTCAAATTTGTCTGCTAGTTCATCGGTCTTGTGGGAAATCACAAAGACATTAGCATCCGTGACGGCATACTTAATAATCTTTGTAAAGTAGTCAGTTCCAAATCCGTCCAATGAACTATCAAAGATCTCATCCAGAATCAAGAGATTGGTGCTAGCAGAGTTCTTTCTTCTAGCAATCTCTCGCCATGTAAAGAGGAGAGACAAGTCGATTCTCATCTTCTCCCCCTCACTGAATGATTCATAACTAAAGTCTTCATGTATCGGGGATTTCACAGTCTCCTTAAATTCTTCATCCAAGGAGAAGTTAATATAAAAGTCCATCAACTGAAGATATTTGTTGATCTGCTGATTCATAAGAGGCAGATATCTCTTAATAATTTTGGATTTTACTCCACCATCCTTCATTAAGGAATGGGCAAATTCGTGGTAAACGTTATTCTCTTTTTGTTTAGAATGTTTAGATTGGAGTCCCTCCAGTTCTTTTACAAGTTTTTCTAATGCATGGTGCTCAGTATTTCGGTTCTCAAGTTGCTCGGTAATTGTTTGAATTTCATTCTCAAGATCTCTTGATCTGTTATACAATCCTGAAATCCGAGTATTTGCTTTAGAAATCTCATGCGTTAGGTTAGTTGCCTCCGTAGAAAGAACCTTGAAGTGGTTTTCTTTTTCCTCCTCAAGTCTGATTGCTTCTTCCAATTCAGTAAACCCCTGTTGGAGTTCTTTTGCTTTGGATTCAGCCTCATTAATTCTATTTAAGCGAAAAGATTCCTCAATATGCTGGTCACAGGTAGGGCAGACCGTATTCTCTGTAAAAAATTTATGTTCCTTAGTAATAGTTGATACTTTCTGTTGCAGTTTACCACGAAGCGTACCAAGTTTCTTAAGTTTCTTGTCAGAACCTGAAGATATTTCCATCTCCTCTTCGACCTTTCTTAGTTCTTCTCCATAACCATCAATGTCCTTCATTAGGTCTTGGACACTACCTGCAAACTCTTTGATTTTATCTTTTTTGTCTTGGATATTCTTCTTGCCAGTCTCCTCCAGGTCAGAGATGAATGACTTCTGCATATCAATCTTTTCTTCTACCAGATCCTTGCGGATGGTAAGTTCACGAATATCATCGTTAGTGCTACGAATCTTCTCCCTAAGAATCTGACTCATCTGTGAAAAGATCTTGATATCCAGCAGATCCTCAATAATCTCACGACGACTTGCAGCAGGCAGTTGCATGAAAGGAACGAAAGATGCACTACCCAAGATAACAATCTGAGTGAATGACTTGTAGTTCATTTTCAGGACATTCTCTTCCAACCACTTCTGCTGGTCTACAGCAGAGGCAGCACGGTCAAGCAACTGACCATCCCGATAAATCTCAAAGATATTCGGTTTGATACCACGAACTACCTTCCATTCTACTGGACCAATAGAGAACTCAATCTCCACCACACATTCTTTCTCGTTCGCAGTGTTCACCAACTGTCCGCGATTAATTTTACGGAATGGTTTATTAAAGAGTGAAAAGGTAAGGGCATCCAGGATCGTGCTCTTACCTGCTCCATTTGTTCCAACAATTAGACTTGTCTGTGCTTCAGTCAGGTCAATCTCAGTAAATCTGTCTCCGGTAGAAAGCAGATTACGCCATCTTATCTGTTTGAATAAAATCATTATTTCTGGGTGGCACTACAAAGTCGTCTTCAGTAATTATCACATACCGGTAATTATACATGTTACACATGTTTATTGCAAGTTCCTCATCAACTTCTATGACCGCCATTTCAGGGTAGTCTTCTGCTTCTAATAGACCTGCATATCTCTCTGCATCATCTTCTTCCTCAAAGAGGTACAGTGCCTTTTCACCATCCTCATCTAGGACGGAATAGGCACCTTCATCTTCTTTACCTGACAATGCTAATAAGTACATTACACCATTTCGCAAGCTTCTCTATAGACATCCCTCATCAATCTTTTAACGACATCTTTCTCTAAATCGAAGTCGGAATCATCGATATATTTATTGAGGAAGGTCAGTGTGTCCTCACACTTCTCACCATCAAGATCAACATCTTCATCATCAACCTCAAAGTTTTCTACAACCTTAAGATCTGAACAACCAGACTTGTGAATCTTATCAATGAACTTCTCAAAAGCGAGTTGCTTTGATTTCTTACGAACAACAACCTTTACAATCTTACCTTCCATTTCGGAAGTATCAAACATTTGATGTGGAGTATCTTCGTAATAGATTTTCTCGAAGATTGTATAGGTATTAGGAATGAATTCTAGTTCATGAGTCTCAGTATCATAGATGTGAAATCCTCTGATATGATTACAATCATTCCAGAACATCTGGTAGGTATTACCAAGATAAGTTACATTGCCCCTGGTTGATTTGTGGTGATAGTGACCGGAGAAGACTCGCTCAAACTTTTTAAACTTGGCAGGATCTTCACCGTGCTCCATTCTCATACCAGGGATAACCTCAAAACCTGTCAGTTCCAAGTGTCCCATCACAACCTTTGCCTTTGTCTTTTTGACTAGGTTCCATGTCTGTTCTGCATTCTCCTCACAAATCCAAGGAAGGAGTAGAATACTAGATCCACCAATCTTACATACTTGAGGTTCAGAAACTCTTACAACATTGTCGTAGGACTCTAGGAGACCATCTACTGCATTGATATCAATAGTGTTCTTATAGTATGCATCGTGATTACCAACAATCTGATGCAACTTGATACCTAGGTCTCTGAACCTATCGTATACATTTTCCTTTGCCCATTGCAGTGCCCAGAAATCAACAGACTTACGGCAGTCAAAAGCATCGCCCAGGTGGACGCATTCTGTGATACCTCTCTCTTTCAGTGTAGGAAAGAAGATGTTGTCATAGAACTTTTGGAAGAACTCATGAAATAACTTACTATTCTTTCTCGCACCGTAGTGGGTGTCTGTTAGTAGGGCGATTTTCATTCTGCGTGGTGTTGCTTTAGTTCAGGATTTGGTTGAGAAGGAACTGTGGGATTACGGTCAAGGTTTTTGATAACAATGAACGCATCTTTATTGTACTTACGAGTTCCTTTGACTGGTGCCCACTTAGTACCAGCACCCTCAATCTCATAGACTGAGGTGCCACCAATTTCCACAGCGATATTATCGCCCTCTTGCCATCCTAGATTGTCCAGGGCAGTGGCAAGTTCTTTTGTCAGTTTCATGAATAAAGTTTAGACTGGATGTTTTCTTTGATGGTATTATAGTCTGAAGTATTGTAGATGTCACCATCTCCTGTGAATACTTCATCGAATCCAGATCGCTCAACAATCTTAGTTCTGATGTCCATCTGACGCTTTTCTTTCTGAATCCTTCTAAGGAATGCGTAGTGGATAATCTGAGTGAAGTATGCAAATGGATTGCTGGACTTCTCTGGATCAAAGTTTTTGATGTACTGGACGCAGTTCTCAATGCCGTCACAGATCATGTCCTCACGGAACATGTAGTTTACAAAGTTTGGTTTATAAGACAGGTGGGTGGCGATCTTCAAGAAACACTCACCAAGATAGTTGGTAATACGTGGGAGTGGTTCTCCTGCTTCCTGTGCTGCTTTAACTTTGCTTCTGTATACAATAAGTGCTTCAAGAAATTCTTTATTGTTTACATAATGTTCTGACTTTTTTCTAGTTCTTGACATTTCATGGTTCTCCTATTGAGATATGTTGTTATTATACCACATAATCAAAGGGCTTGACAACTCTATGAAATCTCTGTAGAATAACTCTGTCAGGGTTCATAGGAATGGCTTAGCTACTTTTATAGAGTTTCTCTAAAGATACTCTTGCTTCAGATATAGAGGATAAGAAACCCATTTCTTCATTGATTTTAGTTTGGTTACTTTCTCTATCCTTGTCACGTAAGTACTTATTATAGATGCATAAGACTTGTTCGTCTTTCACTTCAGTAATTGTAATAACTTTATCCATATTAATAATTATCATATCATCACCCATAGTCATCCAGGGTTCAACTTTAATGGCACTTACTGCCATATGCTTAAGTTGTATGGTCTCAAATACTACAGGAGTATCGAGAATCAGTAAAGTACGGTCCTCTTCTTCAGATGGTGTCACTTGAGCGAAGATCTCTTCGCCTGATACTAATTTGATTGCTGCATAGAATTCTTCTTTCATTTATCTCTGAGATTAACGGGTACAATTTCATAATTAAATTTCTCTTGGTTATAAATTTTGATTCTTTCTACTAGGTGATTAAGTGTGTAGTTTTTTCTTTGTTTATAGACTATTTCATCAGCAATATCGTACAGAACTGCTTGATTTTTGTTATCTCCTTTTCTGAGCACCCTACCGATGGACTGCAAGTTTCTAATTCTTGATTTTGATGG